AATCCCCACGCCTTCATCTGGCGTTGCGGCGCCTGGCTCGTCCAGCAGAATGGCAACATGGTCAAAGCGCATGTTCCGCGCTACCCATGAGTAGCTCTTGCCTTTCGACTTGCCTTTGTTCTGCTCACGACTCAGCAGCAGGCCGGTAGAAACATGGATAGGCTCCGCGCCTGAGTTAGCCTGCATCTCTTCAATGCGGGTCAGAACACGCTTACCCTTCTCCGTGCCTTCGGCGTAACGCTTGTTGATTTTCATGTCCATGACGACGCGATCGCCGTCTTTGCGGACATTCTCGGCCCATGCGCCGATGTGGAATTTATTTACTGCTCGCGGGTTGCTGGCGCTGACGTACTCACCGCCAATTTTCGGATGCCCCAATGGCATCTGGTTGCCTTCGAGCGTCTGGTACGATTTGTTAATCTCCGCCGCCGGATACAGGCCGCCATTCATCACAACGTCATCCACGACCGGCACGACGCCGCGAATGACGATATGCTCGTCGCCGTCGATGGTCTCAGTTGAAATGTTGGCAGCGTTGATGGCGAGGCTCTTTACATGAATACTCGAAAGTTTCACGTTGCTTCCTCTTTGTTAAATTGCGGGCAATAAAAAAGGCCGCTATTTGCGACCTCTCTTTTGTTCTGTGCCTGTCCACTGCTGGCGCTCTTGTGCAAGCCGCTCTATCAGGCCGGGGTTAATTACTTTCCCATCATCATCGAGGATAACCGGGGTATTTGCGCAATAGCAGTGATAGCGATTGCCGTTGACGGCATAGAACGCCTCTACCTCTTCCGTAGTGTAAGTCTTGCCATGCCTCGCTGCGTGCCATGAGCGTGTTGTTGGCTTTAGTGCGGACAGCCACAAAACAGCCGTGTTAAGCCCAAGCCTTTCTCGCGACCAGTCTACTTCCTGTCGCTGAGCCTGCCTCAAAGCGCCAACCTGCTCGGTCTGCGCTATGTTTTTGGCTGATGACATGGAAACATCAAGACGCTCGCTAACGATGCGAGCTGTTTCGCGTGGATTGATGCCGCGGGAGACAGCATCGGTGATGACGTTAGCCAGGTCACCGCGAGCCTTATCGCTAACTGAGCGCCACTCACTGTACGTAGCGACCTGCGTTGCGGCTATCTGGTTCAGGTACCCCGGAGATGTCAGAAGCTGCGCCAGAGAAGTTTGCTGCTCGTATATGACCGACTGTACCGACAGGTTTGTGAACGCCTGCCGGGTGCCGCGCTCATACTCGTCAGTGATGTATGTCATGGCCCACAGGTTTTGTTCTCCGCCATCCAGAAGATGCCTGTCGAGAATGCCCTGCACCGATTCGAGCAGCCGCGATAGTGCGCGAGCAGAAAGGTCATAGATATAACGGCCGATGTTGACCTGATAAATCACCTCTCCATGCACCGCATAACCCGCCTGGCTGTTAGCCTCAACCTCCCGCCCAATAAGCTGCTCGTCGAACAGCTGCCGCAAATCCACCTTAATCTGGTAGTAGCGGCTCTCTATATCGCGGAACATCCGGTTAACGGGTCGTGAGGATTGTGTAGGGTCAGCTTTGTTGCGCGGTATCACCGGGGTTCGTATTGTCGCTTTCGTCATCACTTAACGGGTCTCCCAGTGGGACTTCAGGCGGCATCTCATTTTCTGGCAGAGGCTCCAGCTCACCAACCGCGCGAATCTCGTTCTGCTCGATTGCCGGCGTGCCGTATGCCTGCTGTGTTTTCTGAGCTACGTCAGCAAGCGCCTGCATGTTGGCAATCTTGTCTTTCTCGCTTGGCGCAAGAAGGTCAGACCATGCCAGCGTAACCTCTCCGGATGAAGGTGCATCAATGACGCCGACAGTCCACATTCGCTCAATTACGGCTTTCACGAATGAGGTCATAAACCCGAACCGGCGTCCGTTACATCGCTTAGCCCAGTCAGCCTTATCCTCATCAGATGCCAGGCGCCCGGTCTGCTGACCGAACAAGATGGTAAATGGAATCTGGATTGAGGCGGCGAATTCGTTAGCTGTAACAGTCCAGGTTGGCGAGGGGTCAGCTGGAGCCACCGAAAGCACAGAGGCTTGTCCAGCCTGCATAACCAGAGCGGAGTCAGTGCCGCTATTCATGCGCCTGATTTTATCGTTCAGCGCATCACCCAAATCTTTAAATCCGGCGTCTTTGGCCTGACTCATCAATGTCTGGAGGTCAGTTTCCTTATCGAAAGCGATGCCCAGCTGACGGCTGGCATTCTTCAGGAATCCCTCAGCGCTACCACCGGACACTTTCTCAAGGTCGAGAAGCTTGTTATAGCCTGCGCGAAGCAGAGGAATACCCGCGAGCATGTTCTCGTCTTCAGAGCCTTCGCTCAGAATGATGATGCGCTCAGGATGTACCTCAACGCTGCGAACCGGTCCATATGTGCCATCGTCGCCAATTGGCTGCTCGTTGAAGTTGTACTTCACTGGCTGGCCATAGGTTTCTGACAGCGTGTCTGTATCGAAGTTACCAGGCTTAACCTGCGCTTCCCATGCCGGGATAAATCGCACGATTGCCTTGTCTTTAAGGCGACCAACTGCAACGCGGTCAACAGGCTCTCCCCAAGGTCGTCCATCACGGAACTGAATCAGCAGGGCCGAATAGCGCCCAACAAGATTTCGACGGTCAGCGTCTTTCAATTTCGGCCAGTGTCGGTTGAGTAACTTGGTTGCTGAGGCTTCCCACTGGTTTGTTTCGTCCGCCTCCTGATTCTCATCTCCATCGATAATTGTCGGACGGTCAGCCCAGCAGGAATCGAGCAACTTATGCACTGCAGCATGTGCCACGGCGTTTCGCTCATAGGCACGGTAGTAACGGTCGAATTCGAGATTATCCGGGTAGCCGAACTCATCCCATAACTTCGTCCGCTTCGTGTTGCCAGGCTGCCCGGCATACAGCATGCGCTGCCGCCCTATCGCATCAGCGAGGGCGTTCACGAGGAATGAGACCTCGTTATTTTGTTCACTCACTGTTGCTCCTTAGAAGAAGATGGCGCCTTTTGATTTGCGCTTGATGTGCCCGTCAAGGCTATAGCGGATAGCATCCCAGGTATGCTCGTCTCCATCAGCCAACTTCGGCAGCACCTCACCGGTAATGCGATCGGTTTTGTATGACCACATGCGAGCTTCACGCGCCACGTTCTTGCAGCGCGGGTGAATAATTATTTCGTCGAATCCGCGAAGATGAGCGATGCCATCCTCTACGCTGCCCTGCCACTTTTCAGCAGCAGAGATATTGAAACCCTGACGCTTCAGATAGCTGATGGTCTCAGGGCGCGCTGAGTCAGCTTTAATCGGCCATTCGCGAGAGCCAGGAATTGTGTCGTAGAGTGTCGGCATGTGATCCAGTTCAGTCTGCATGCCATAGGCTTCATATTCGATATAAAGCCGGTTATGCAGAATGAAGGACCGCACTAGCGTGTTCGGGTCTTTAGCGAAGCCAAAGTCAGCACCGAAGAATAAGCGCTCAGCCTCTTTCCACAGTTCATCCGAGAATTCAGCGACACGATATTTGCCGGCCAATACCTGCTTATCGGAGTTTTCGAGATAAGCCCCTTCCCATACCCATGCATATGTTGCCGGGTCAAGGCGCCGCTGGTCGTTTTTCCGCTCACCTTCCAGCACGTCGGGGAACCACGGATTATCCGTATAGTTCATCTCGACAGTGATGCAGTCGTCACCAGCCTCTTTGCGGAAACGCTTATCAGTGGCGCTGCCATCCCTTTCAGGGTTCCACGTCACCCAAATCTCTGAGCCTTCTTCACGAACGGTCGGGCTGAGTTTCTGCCAGGCTGTTTCGCTGACTGATTCAGCCTCATCCACCCAGCACAGCAGAATGCGCGCTTTCGACTTGATACTGTCGAGGTTATGCCGCAGGCCTGCAAATACATAGCTGACGCGCTTATCTACCGTGCGGATATATTTCTCGCCGATGTCGAAATGCGCAGCCAGCCACGGAACGGAAAGAATCGCCTGCTTCACTTCCTGCATGCTCGACTCTTCCAGCGAGTTCATAAACTCACGGGCACAGAGGATTACGCCGCTCTCTCCATTGTTGGATGCCTGATATGCCTTTACGGCCGTCATCAATGCGAATGTGCGTGTCTTGGCGCTACCACGGCCGCCATGCGAGCAGCGATACCGCTTATTGGTAGCGGTGAATAATGGAGCGAGCTTAGCGGGAATGGGTAACTGGACGGCTTCACTCATGCTTTGGCTCTACAGGTAGAAGCTGGATAGTTGTTGGCTTGGGCGACATGCTTCCATCAGAGGACTTGTTATCGACTTCCTGCTTCTCGGCGTAACCGTGCTTGGCAAGGAGTAGCTTGGCGATCGTGGCGTTATAGTCGCCCTTCAGTCCGCCATTCAGGAGCTTATTCTCCTGCAGGGACAGGATTCCCTCTACGATGTCCGAAAAGCCATCTTCTGACTTATCTTCTCCGGCCCATTTATAG